TTGAATACACCAAGTTTTACTACTACAGAGGAACACATAATATACTGCCGACACAACGAGGTACTCGTAACCAACGAGTCCTAACGTGTCATTATGAGGGCTCTGTGTGGTGTCGGAGGAGTCCTTATACTGGTTGTGCAGTCCATCATGACAGCACCGAATACGACCACGCGGGGTAGTGCAGTGGTCACGGCGTTTGATTGTAATCAAACGACGCTTGACACTGTTACCTACGATCTCACCAGAGTCGCCGAGTGTCCGGATATCTCATCACGAGATATCTCTGAGACCACTCGACTGGTGCAAGTCATACAGCAGAAGGAATACGGCGTTCTGCGGGTTTACCGCTGCCACGTCACCGTGACCCCACAAATATGGCACTGTGGGATGCATTCTCACACATCCATTGTGTCCGCCCCGTTCTCAGCTCAGCCTCTTGATGTCAGTGAGCAAGAGTGTCGCTTGATGCAGATGGACGGGGTCTACAAAACTGCCACCGGTGCTATTGTGCGGCTAAAGAGGAATACTACGAGCCTCCACACTGTTGACGTAGCAGGGAAGGTGCACCCTGATGGGACCTGCGTAGGCGGATCATCCCACATCAATGGTCAGCCATACTACTCGGTAGTACACAGGGAGGCCATTCAAATCCGCCTGGAGGATAAGCTGGTGCACTACAAGATTGGAGACACGATTGTCGTAGGCTTCGGGGGCGTGACGTGTCGCCTTGCCGATATATCCTGCCATGACTTCGATGTAGGACGCATGTACTGGACCTTGGATGCTGCCGGCTGTCTGGATGGAAAGTATGATGTGCTATACACTGGGGATGCAGCTATCATACATACAGCCCACCTCGGCCCTAATAAGGAATATATGCGCGTCCTGCGGAGAGCATCGACCCCTTTCCAGATTTTCACCCCACTTCTAGGGGACGACAGTGCCTGTGGGGTCGAAGTTCGTACCACCCCGTATGCCGGCCTGTACGTTGCTCTCTACCAATCGTCGCCCCCGTTCCCCATTGGCCCAATCACATACAGTAATGTGGACGTTGTCAAGTATCTGGAAGCCAAGATGGTCACATTTGCATATGGATCTGCCCTGACTGCTAGGGAGATGGTGGTCAATCTGGAACGCCAGCAATGTTCCCTCCATCGGGAGACACTTCTCAACCGACTACATATTGTCGCATCAACCCCATCGAGTGCAACCTTGCTGTTGGATAATGAGCCTGGAGTCTTCGGCCGTGTTGCCGGGGAGGTCGTCCATCTGTTGCGATGCCCAGCAGTCGAGGTAACATTACGCAGAGCCGACCACTGCTCGCTGGAAATTCCTATAAGACACCTAGGACGTGACGTCTACATGGAGCCTCGGACCCGTATCATTACTACGGAGTACACCCACCGGGAGTGTGGACCACTTGTGCCAGTCATGTTCAGACACGGGAACCAATGGGTGCAGTTCTCTCCGCAATACTCTCCGGCCCCTGAGCCCAAGAAGATTCATCCCATGTCACCAACTCTCCCGTCGTTTGAGAGACTCGTGGCCTATGCACGGGGCGGAATATATGACCCTCGTGACCTCCAACAGCTACGTGACTTCATCCTGTTCTCTCATAAGCGTGATGCTATAGAGACCAACATTGTAGCCGGGCTGTCTGGTCAATCGGCCCCCAAGTATGACTTAACACAGGTCCTGAATTCCGGAGGCTGGGAGGAGCTGGCCCGTGATCGCCTGCAACAAATATGGGGCAAGTTTCAGGGATTGGGGAAGATTGTCAATGGCCTGGTAGGAATCTATGTATGTTTCGTTATCGTTCGTATAACCTTTGGACTCATCCTACGGACCTTCACAATATATAACACACATGGATGTACGAAGCTTATGCTGGGGGTGTGGTCCTCCGCTCTAACCCACTTCCTACTCAGTTTGGCAGGACGTGAACGCCAGGAACCGCGTGAAGAATCGGCTGGGAGATATGCACCCGTCGATCAGCCTCGCCCACCCCCCGAAGCAACTGAATTCCCATCCAGCGGACAGGGATCCATTTATCCTCCAATTGGTCTTTGAGATGGGTCCACGTGTATGCCAGATCATACCCATATATCGTAAGCAGGGAGCCCTTTCTCACTAGCATACCTAAGCAGCCATTCTATATGTGTACTCGCATGCCACCAATCATTATGTATCCGTGTGGTAGGATCTGCTTCAAGCACCAATAACTGTGCCGACACAACAAACCACGTTAAAGTGGTTTAAAAGTGCTAGCTTCTGATAGCGATGACCGAACAGGCAGCTATTGACCTGAGGGATCACCCCTCCGTGTATCGCCGCACTATCATAGTAGGGGCTGAGGAAAGAGCCGTGCGTCGCTTTGCAACGCAGAACCCTGCTCCTGGGTCAGCCCCGAGTCCTCAACAGCAGTACAAGGATCTGCACAGTGGTGATCTCGTCAATGCTGACACCGTCACCCGTCTGTACGTCACTGATACCGACAACCCTGAGCGAAATAAGACCATCAGGGTTGGGCCGATGATGTTTGAGCGGAACATCGAACATGCCTTTGACTTCTACTCTGAGGGGATGAAGTTCGCGATGCCAAGGGCCTCCTATCCACCCTATGATAGAATCTCCAGTCAACACCTCGAGATCGTGTGGGCAGCTGCAGTTGCAGCCAACATGGGACAGGAGGTACCGGATGATCAGTTCAATTGGATGGTTGTTGGCCAAGCATTCGCTGTGGGCCTGCCTGACCATGTATTTTACGAGACCATCCGGGCGAATGAGATCGTCTTGGCAGGAGCGCGCACTATGCTGCAGAAGATGCAGGAGCCTGCTCGTACCTGGCTTCTACGTCGCAGTGGGAATGCGGACTGGGCCGTATTGAACTCACAGGTGGAAATGCCACCCGAGGGTATACCCATGGTACTGGAGGCTAATGCTCTCCACCTCTCCTTGGGTGGTCGAGCCAGGATGATGGAGGCATACATGGGCATCTTCCTGGCCTATACACAGCAGGGCAACATTACTGTTCAGAAGCTTGACAAGATAATCAAGCAGATTGCAGAGGTACAGATAAATGTTGCTCTCACACCAGCTAACATAAATACACTGTGGGCAAAGTTCGGCCCCTTCTTCAATGAAGAAGCTGCCGCATACTTCTTCCCCAGATGGGCTGACCTGTTTGCCGACAGACATATCCGCTTCAGGCTGATATTTGTCCAGGCGGCTAATGCAGGTCTGACAGGGTTGACTCTCGTGCGCGATATGCTTGCCTTGTACCCAAAGTTCCCATGGCACAAGCTAGCAGCGCAATACCCTGCCGAATGGCAAGCCTTTTTGAAGGCGGACGCCACTGTGGGTACAAACGTCTACTACGGCTACACACGGGATCTGGGAATTGTGTCGGTGAGGAACTATGTGCCCATTGTCTACTGCGCCAAGCAGCTGCGAGAGAAGGTACATGGCGACCAAAACATGCAGCGCCTGATGACAATCAGCACGTTCACCGTCCAGCATGCCCCCGTCATCGACAACCTGGTGGATGACTTCCGGCGACACATTACCACCAGGATCGGCCCAGGCGATCGGGAGCTGGCCTGCCAGTACTACACACAGAAAGGGGAAGCTATCCCTGAAGGCTTTGCTATGGACCCTCCAGCCCCGCAGCCGGGTGCTGGGGAAGCTGACATGGTGCAGCGTCTCGTGGAAGCTATGCGTGGCGTTCCACAGCAGTAAGTAACCAACATCATGAGAGGCACCCCACCTACCCATGCGGCATCATTCTCTCATTGGCACCCTAATCTGCTCGCTTAGCATTTTGTGTACCTCGCCATTCTAAACCATACTCATTGGGGCTTCATTGGTTTAAAACCATGCCGACACAAAAATTCCATTTTTGAGGTCTGGACTCTCTCCCCTCCTCACCCCAAGAGACTATCTGACTACCGCATCATGTCCAGCCGTCTCCCCCCGGGTCGGTATCGTCGGCAGACGCCAGGGGTTGGCCGCGGTAGACGCCCGGATGCTTCGTCGGATAGCACGGAGTTTTTAGGGGCCGGGGGTGACATAGAGCAACTACGCATTGCGGTACAAAGCCTGTCGGAACAATTGCAGAGTATAGAAGCCCGCCTCGTCACGGTGGAGACCAAACTGGTGCATCTTTACGACGTTGCCGTGTTCCCACAGCGGCGCACCAGGCCGGATGTGGGGAATCAGTTACCAATGGGCATGTAGCCGACACAAAAAACCTCCAATTGGTTTAAAACATCAGGATCTGTCCTGATGTTTAGACCATGTTCCAATCACAGAAAGCATTCCTGCTATCTAGTAGCCATAGCCTGTTAATCGATCGCAAATTTGACACAGCAATTCGGCGGTCACAGATCGAGGCGTTCCTAGAGCGTCTACATAGAGGACAACCAACTGAGGATGATGATCTCCTCCATGCACACTTCACATCTTACCATCATATGCTGACTAACACCACACTCTTACCTAATGTACTTTTAACTCTCATAGAATCATCTGCTCATGGCGCAACAACACGAGAGCCTCTCTTCCCTAGACTCGCGGATCTCATCGGTGACAACATTGACATCCAGCAGGCGTACAACGCAAGAACCATCCCAGGGTACAAGCTCCCCTCCATTCGCTATCTATTAAACAGCATTCCAACTCGGATACGGAATCTTCTGTCCATTCTTCTCCACGTCAACCGCCAACTATCAGAATGTATAGAGAGCCTCTCAAAAATCAATACCTACGACCCCTCCCTCAACACCCGACAAGGCCGTGTTCGAGCACGCAGCAAGATAAATACGTGGTATAGTCCCGACCTAGAACTCAAAATCACGTGGTCGAATCACATGGCAGTCTTCGAGCACAAGGGCACCGCCTACCTACAGCCAAGGCCCGTTCTCTTGCAGCTTCAAAACAAGATTGCTGACTTCATCTCCGTCCTGACACTAGTGTCGCTACAGGCCGGGGTGAGCTTTGAACCGGAGGCGGCACACTACACCTTGGAATTCGTACAAAAGTTCCACCATTTACATGCGACTCGCCCTTACAAATTCTTCGAAATAGTCAAGGCCTTCGAGGGGTTTATTGTAAGTCTAATCATCAAAAGACAGGAAGAGTGGTGTAATGATGATCTGTATAAAACCATCATCCATGAGGTGGAAACTAGCACGGGATTTTCCTGGGGCTCAGGGTACTTCTCGGAGCTATTGGAGAAGTGTAGCACAGCGCTCCTTGCTGAACTTAGCTGCCTGGTCAAACTATCTGGCCATCCGCTGATCGATATAGAAGCGGGAAACAAAAAGCTGTATGATCGTGTCCAAGAGGAGTTCCCAATCAATATCGGAGCTGTGGCACATTGCGTAACCGCGATCAAGAAGAACTACGTGCGTAACTTCATCGTCCGGCATGGCCGGTGGCCAGCATGTTCGCTGGATATGAGATTGGCCCACCCCGCTCTCAAGTATGCTTATGCTCGATTCGTGGATCCATACAGCCTTGATGTAAGGAAAAAACACGGCGACTTGGAAGATTATCACTGGGCAGCAGTCGATTTAGAACCAGAGATGCGATTCATATATGCCGAAAACATCTTACCACTACTGAAGGACAAGGCGATCAGTGTGGTGAGGTCGCGAGCAGTGGAAGCCTACCTGCAGCATGAAGGCAAACGCATCACCTCGAAGGAGACTCGTCTCTTGCTTTATTATCTCTTCACACATCCGGCTGAGACTGATCACATGAAGTACATCATGAAATACATGGAGTCGGAGGACGACCTAGACGAAGTGCTTGACTATCTGGTGATTCGAATCGTCCCTAAAGAAAAAGAGCTGAAGGAAGCCTATAGAGGATTTGGATGCAAGACGTATATGGATCGGGCGCGCTCAATAATACAGGAAATTAATGCAATGCAGTATCTGGATCTTACCAGTGATGAACAAGCCATGACCTTGTCCGAACTTGCACTGACAAAAAAGCTCTATGCATATAGAAATCTAAAGAAGCTATACCCACAGCATCGGATCGTAATGATCAACTTCGACGCGTCTGGGTGGAACAATAAATTCCGAAGGGATACAACGGATCGTGTTCTAGCATCGACACTTGACCCGATCTTCAATGTACACTTGTACAGAAAGACTCAGGCTGCCTATGAGAGGTCGATGATATATGTACCCGACCCACTTCATCCGACTGCCTGGGATGGACAGCTCGGTGGCATTGAGGGCCTGAATCAGGATTCCTGGGTGATCATTTACCTAGCACAAATAAAATATGCTTTTCGGAACATCGAATACGCAACGCACATGCTAGTTAAAGGGGATGATCTAAGAGTGTGTGTCGCCATCCCTAGCTACATGCACACGGAGGATGAGATCACTAAGGTTATCCGCGACCTAGTGGCACGAGTTGCCGATACTGCTAAAGAGTTCGGACATGAAATCAAGATCACGGACTCCTACGCATCCGAAGCTGTCTTCACCTTTTCCAAGACCATCTATGTAGGGAACATCACTTTACCATTCTCGTTCCGCAAAATCCAGAAGACGTATGGGGTCAATAACGCATTTCTCCCTGTCCTGGATGACTATATCGCCTCCAGCTTCTCTAATGCTCACAGTGCATGTGCCGCCACAGTGACAACGGTGCCTTGTTATGCGGTAGCACTATTGTGGGTCTTTTACTATCTCATTCTACACCCCATTTATCAAAACCTCTCCCGACGCGAAATGGTCGCCCTAAGCCTCACTCCCTCGGTCGTGGGGGGATTGCCCATCATTTATCTGCACAACATGTTTGTGCGTGCGGAGTCCGATCTCCTCGCTGCATACTTGGGACTTCTGTTGTATTTGAATGAGATTGACTCTCCCTTAATCGTCTATATGTCCCGCTTTCTGCACCTAGCGACAGCAAAAACGAGCAAAGTGCAGTTACTGCAGGACCCGTATAGCCTCCCCATCTGGCGACCCATGACAGCAGGTAACTTCTTCAAACGAGTGATACGCTCTATCCTTAAGGGGAGGATTGTGAACCGTGACGTCAAACAGCTGTTCACCCTCTATGACCACAAGGCACGTGATAGGCTTGTGGCAGCATTGGAAAGTAACGGAGAATGGCCAGCTAAGGCATTTGCGGCCCTCTACGCTAACTCCCCCTTCCAGTTGCTGGAGGAACTTCTGACGCAGTTCCTAACGGCGAAGAGTATCAAGGATCTGCTTCTCACATCGAGGCTATCATCAAAGCGAACACACAACGTCTTGAGGGGTGCGCTGCGCCGGGATAAGGCCTACCACGAGTGGCGAGTGAAGGTGCTCAAAGGGGGCTGTGAACACACTAGACGGGACTGGATCTTGGGGATGGCATGTGCGGGAGAGGCAGCTGATAGGTTGCGCCAGGAGATGTGGGGTACTAAGATAACAACAATCACCTACCCGCCTATCCAGCATCAGATCATGATCGTGAGCAAAACAGCCGGCGCGCGAGACCCTTACTGTCGAACCCACCACTTCGCCCTAACCTACGCTGCTGATGACACCGCGGGGGTCGGGTTCGAAAGCGACCACTATCGAGAGGGGCCTTACAAACCATTCATGGGACAGCAGACACGAACGGGCAACATCGCCCCACAGCTGCGCATTATTGATACAGACCCTGTGGCGTCTAAGCTATGCACTCTGTTGATGCTCAGAGACTGGACACATACCGAGATGTACACCCCCGATGGCATGGTCGTTAGTAATTTTCCCGATCTCATCGATCAGGTTATCCAGTGCTACACAGCAACTCCTGTAGATCAATTGGCACCAATTACCGCTGTGCGGAAAAGTGGGACCATGACGCATCGCATGCGTGCGCATGGGTTCCGGGAGTCCATAGTCCCCAACACCCTGCAGAATGTGTATACATGCATGCAAGGGGAGTCTAACACTCACACTCATCTCCGGATGGACCCGAAGAACATCACCATCAACTTCCTTCATGTGTTTTGCTATAGCATAGCAATGGCCACATATGACCTCAACTACCATCCGTTCACGCAATGTCCCCCCTTGTCGTGGATAGTCACCACTCCGTGTCCACACTGCAACCAGGAGATCCTGGAACCGCCCATTGTACTTGACCCCAGGCTGATCAGAGAGCTCAGTCTGTTTCACTTGAAGCTCATCAAGCTGTCTGCTCCCCTGGAGACCATTCTAGGAGAAGCTTTGAAGGATCTGACGGAGCGCACCCAGCATGCTGTTCTCCCCCTGCTCACGGAAGATGACTTGCCAGTGGCCAGTGAGGCCGTGATCGCTGAGTTTCTCACACAGTACTGGCATTCAACGAGACGTTGGGAACAGCGGTACGAGATGCACCACATCAGTCCGGCGCATGTGGAAACGGCGGCAGAGGTTGCAGGATTCCATCGTGCTGTTCGCCTTTCCGAAAATGACATTCGTGCTGTAGCCCTGGATCAACTCGTCCATGCACTGGCCTACGCCATTCGGGACTTCTTTGAACGAGAGATGAAGGCGGGGGATCCCTCGGTAATTACTGCGAGACTGGCAACAATGCATGATTCCGATGTACCATGGTTTGGCGTAGTTGCCATGATCGAGACTTGTGGGTTCTTGTACCCCTTCCTCCTGAAGGTTAGTGAGATAAGCGGCATCCTCCCATCCGGCGGCGCGATGAACCGGATTGGGGCAGCATCCCGGTATACCGGTCTAGCCCTCTACAACTACACGACAACGTTAACATCCCGGTCGTTCATTCTAACATCATCTAATCTGGAGAATCCCGAACGCCTCCATAAGAGATTCCAGACCCTCATCCTGCCGATCTTATCATGCCATCTCGGTCAGCTGAAAAAGAACGGAGAAATCTCTGAGGACGTTGTCTACGGAGACCCTGAATCAGTCATCATCCAGTATCTCTCGCTTGTCTGTCCGGAGATTGATGCCAATACTCTGTGGGCCACAGTGCAAGGCAATGTTCGGAGCGAGATTGAGCCGCTCGATATCAGAAGAATCACTGCCGAAGACCTCCTGGCCATCACAGATGATGAACACCCACGACACAGGATCTCACAATACTGGAGCTATCAATTCGGAACTAGTCGCCCAGAAGTCTTAGCACTCACCGCCACTCTCCAGATCGAAGATATTAAGGAGGCGTATGGAGACGTCCCTTTCACAATATACCCGACTCTGGTCATCTATCAAGTCAATATGAGCCAATGCATAGACCTCTGTCGCAGGTATCCTCGGTATGCAGAGAAGAAGCATGTGCCCGAGGCCGTGGAGTATGATCTCCTGAGACCCCGCAGAATCCCTAGAGTCAACCCGACAGGTGGGCGGGGAACAGCTCACCGCTTTAATCCTGTGCCGGGTTATGACCCGTATCCACCCGATGAGCAAGACATTGATCAAGCTCCTGGTCCAGCATTGGAACAGAGAGCTGCAGCCATCCAATGGACTCAGGCCTATCGGTTGCTGGGTAGTACAACAACATCAGTCAGCAAGTTTGTGGACTTACTAAGGATTATCCAATGGCCTGGACCTCCTTATCCAGATTTCGGTCCAATTCTCTGTTGTGGAGAAGGGGAGGGTGGGATAGCATCAGCATGCCTGTCTCTATTCCCTGACAGTATCGTCGTGTACAACTCCCTCATCACTGACCTTCGCCTGGGACAGTTACCTGGCATCCCACTCCTAGAGCAAGGCTTCACGGAACGCTTACGGTATAAAATGCAGGAGGAAGGAGTTAGTGATCTGACTGAGTGGAACACATGTGAGGCCCTGATTGAGTCGAGCCCTTTGCCTTACTCGCTAATCCACTGCGATGCAGATCTCCCAAGCGACTCCCGCGCCATAACAGCCCTGCAGCTATGGGTAAATGTAGCGCATATGGCTCAACACTATCTGGAAGAGAATGGTATTCTCATCATCAAGGTGTTTATGGATATACCTAGCGTGGTTGCCAAGATATCAGCAAAACTGATTCATGCGGGGATGGAAACTTGGCTGCTTCACACTCCGGTGTCTCATGCAGGTCCTGAGGCGTATCTAGTAGCGATAAATCGACGACGGCCTTTCTTGGGGGAGCGACAAGCTCCTACCGGCCGGATTCGGTATCATGCCGAATATATGCGGACCGTGCGTGCCCTTCTCCAGACCATGAACACAACCATCAGATGCCATAACGAGCGAAGACCTAGACGATTCGGCTTCCAGTGTGACGCCATTTACGCGTGGCAGCGTCGATTCTTGCCTTGGGTTTTCAACCAGGTCGAGCATGTGGTTCACACATCACTCGCGCTACGACACCCCGGAGATGTCACTCAGTACAGCTACAACGAGTACATGGCCTACGTGGAGAAGGAGGCATACACTCACCTCGAGACGCTCGACAAGCAGATCCGATCTGGAGGATCTGAATTCCGGAGGAATCCCACAGGGCGGAGTCGGACCCTGCGTCACAAGGTCGTCTTGGTCGAACGGTATCTCGTAGTCCTTACCCTGGTATACTGCCTAGAAGTGAGAGATCACCTACACCCTCATGCTTGGACGGATGATGTCTTTCATGAGGACGACATCTTCACTCGAGCCTGCGAACCTCACCTGCCATTCGCAGACGTTCCTATCCGTATCAACAAGGAACTTCGAACCCTCACTATGGGAGCGTACACTATCGACTACGCCGCCATCATCCGGCGCACTTTTAAGCCAATTCTACGGCTTGTGGGTTTCCAGTACCTGGATGTTTTTAGTTAAATATGTGTGTTTTATTGTTTTAAAACTTTCTGGATTC